ACCGGACCGGCATGGCCGACGCCGGGTTCACGCACCGGGTGTTCTACCACTGGCACTCGCCTACCGTGTCGCCGGCCAACCAGGCTGCGCACCTCGCCCGGACGATCGGCACCCTCGAGCGTGGCGAGGGCATCATGCTCGACCTCGAGCAGCCGGGCATCACCGCCGAGACATCCGCCGAGCTGGCCGACCGGGTGGAGCAGCGTTTCCAGCAGCCCGTGGCCGGGTACACCGGCCGGTATGTCGACAACGGTCGCATCTGGCTCGGCTCCCGGTTCTACAACGGGTCCCGCCCCCGGGTCCTCGCCGCCTACACGTCGCAGGCCCGGGCCCGGCAGCTCGCCGGCCCGCACCCGTGGGACGCCTGGCAGTGGGCGTCGACCGTGTACGTCCCCGGCATCGGCCCCCGGGTCGACATCAACCAGCTCGACAACCTCGAAGCCTTCTCCCGCATCTGCGGGCTCACCGCCACCTACACGGAGACCGACATGTCCACGTTCCCTGCCCCACGCCGCGCCTACGACACCCGTCAGGTCGGCTCGCCGCTCGCACCCGGCGAGATTCGGGTCCTGCCGGTCGTCAACCCGGGCGCCCGTGCCGTCGCGGTGGCGTTCACGATCGCCGAACCTGCCGGGAACGGGTGGCTCACCGCGTGGGGTGCAGGCGGCGACCCGGGGACCACGAACGTGTCGCTCACCGGAGGCGAGACCGTGACCGGGTTCGCCAACGTGCCGTGCGACGAGAACGGGTGCATCCGAGTCAAGTCCACCGTGCGCTGCCACCTCATCGTCGACCTCCAGGGAGAGGAACGGCCGGCATGATCTGGTCCTTGAACATGCACTCCAGCGGGCGTGGCGGAGCAACGCAGCCGACACGCAAGTCCCGGATCGGTCGGGGGTTCCCCCCACCGTGGGCCAAGCGTGCGGCGGTGGGCCGGTGATCGGCGGTGCGCTCGGTGAGGCAGCTCAGGTGATCGGCGCCGTCGCAGCCCTCGTGCTGGCCGTCGCAGTGTTCACCCTCGTGGTCCAGCACGGGCTCCGACGTGTCGACGCCAAGTTCGGCAAGGCGGAGCTGTCCCTCGAAGCCGTCGACAGAAAGCTCGACGATGTCCTGGAGGTGGCGGGGAAGATCGCCGAGGTCGGCGAGAAGGTCAACGTCGCCGTCAACAAGACCGAGGGCCCCCGGCTGATCGAACGAGTCCAGGTCCTCGAGGCCGGCCACAAGGACCTCATCGACCACCAGCGGTGGGAAGCGGACGCCCTCACCCGCATGGCGTCGCAGATCGGTGTCAACCTCGGCCCGGCGCCGCTCGAGCGAAGGTTCACGACCGGCGAGACCCCGGTGACTACCGTGGTGGACCTATGACCATCACCATCGCCTTCATCCTCACCCGTCTGCGCGAGTGGGGTATCTCCATGATCCGCACGTCGATCGTCCCGCCGCTCGCGGGGTGGCTCCTCCTCCAGGCTGTCCGCTACGGCGTCACCGTCGACTCCGGCACCGTGCAGCTCGTCGTGCTCACCGTCCTCACCGCCGTCTGGTACGGGGTGATGCGAGCCGTCGAACTGGTCGCAGCGAACCCGCGGGTCGTCCGGATCGCCGGCTGGCTCCTCGGTTCCCCGTCGGCACCCGCGGCCCGTCTCAAGGCCGGCGACACCGAGGCCCGTGCGCTCGCACCGAAGGTGGACCCGGCCGTCTAATCGGTGTAGTGTGCGAGCACCACCCGACCAGGAGGCTCGCACGTGAAGGTCCAAGTCCACCCGTCCGACATCGGCGGCTGCGGCCACTACCGCATGATCTGGCCGGGTCATGCGCTCGCCAACGCCGGCTACGAGGTCGAGGTCGTCCACCCGGAACGACCCAAGCCGTTCGACCTCGAGATGCGCGACGTGCTGTTCCCCGACGGGACGCTCCGCCCGACGATCAACCGGCTCGTCACCGTCCCCGACGCCGATGTCATCGTGATCCAACGGCCGTTGCGCCGGCTGATGGCCGACGTGATCCCGTTCCTCCAGCAGGCCGGCGTCGCCGTGGTCGTCGAGCTGGACGACGACTTCGCCGCACTGTCGCAACGCAACAGTGCGTGGGAGATGGCGAACGGCAAGGTCGACCTCGACCGGCACTGGCGGCACCTCCTCCGGGCGTGCCAGCTCGCCGATCGGGTGACCTGCACGACCCCCGCGATCGCAGCCCGGTACGCCGACCACGGTCGTGTGTCCGTCATCCCGAACTACGTCCCGGAGGAGTACCTCTCCATCGCCGCACGGCGCCCTCCGGGCACACCGCAGCTCGGATGGTCCGGGGTGCTCCACACCCACCCCCACGACCTCCTCGCCGCCCGCCCCGCGATCAACAGCCTCGTCCGCCAGGGGCTCGCCGAGTTCACCGTCGTCGGCAGCGGCGAAGGGGTCGCCGAGCAGCTCGTCATCCCGTCGATCAACGCTCTCGGCTGGGCGCCGCTCCCGGAGTACCCGGAGCGCCTCCAGCAGATCGACGTGGGCGTCGTCCCGTTGGAGCTCTCCGCGTTCAACGAGGCCAAGTCGTGGCTCAAGGGCCTCGAGTTCGCCGCGGTCGGCGTGCCGTTCCTGGCGTCCCCAACGGGCCCCTACCGGCAGCTCGCGGCGCTCGGCATCGGAACCCTGTGCGACTCCCCGAAACACTGGCAGGCGCACGCCAAGCGCCTCCTCTCCAGCTCCTCTCACCGGCTCACCGAGGGCGCACTGCACCGCTCTCGTGTTCGATCGAACGGTCTCACCGTCGAGGAACGTGCCGGCGAGTGGTGGGCAGCCTGGCTGCTCGCCGCCAACCACCGTGCAGCCCTCAACAAAGGACACTGACCATGGCACCTCCGCCGACCACCATCAACATCGGGGTCGTCCCCGACTTCGCTCCCGTCGCCGACATCCTCGAGCGAGTCGCCGCCCAGTTGCGCGGCAACTCCGCCCCGCCGCTGAGCCCCGACGACCTCAAGGACCTCATCGCCGACCGGGAGCGCTACATGCGCCACTCGATCATCCTCAACTCGATCGCCTGGCGGATCGCCGAGGCCCTCGGCAAGGTCACAGCCAACGACGCCTGCCGTGACGGGGATGTCGAGGCCGACCTCACCGAGCTGCTCTCCATGCTGCCTCCGACCACCACTCGGTCCAGCCACCCGTACTGGTGGACCTTCGACGTGCGCGACATCACCCACGTCGACCGGTGCCTCGACGCCATCGAACGGGAACACCCGACCGTGCTGACGGACCGGGCCCGGTCGAAGGAACGGGCAGCCGAGGAAGCCGCCGCGACCGCACAGATGGCGGAGCGTGTCGACGAGCCGGGTGTCGGTCTCCGCCAGCGTCGGCTCGCTGCACGAGTCGGCCGGCGTGCACGCCTCGGCGAGTACGGCCCGGCCGGCGTCACCTCCACCATCGAGCAGATCATCGCCCAGCCCGCCACCGTAGACGCCGATGTCTACGACGACGGCATCGCTCTGCTCCGCCCGGCCATGTTCATCCACGTCGTCCCGGCCGGCGAGCCGATGGTCGGTATCCCGCACGTCGCCGACGGCACCTGGTCCGAGACCCTCTCGGAGCCGGCCAAGGACATCGACGGCGAGACCCTGCGCCAACTGCGCGAGGACCACAGGCTGCACGCCGCACAGCACACGGCGCTCAACGAGATGCGCCGCACCGCCGACGAGTGGGCGAACCGCCTCGAGGAGGAACGGTGGGAGCTCCGGAAGCGCACCAAGGACCTGTTCGGCGAGCACACACCCGGGGCCCTCTGATGGGTGCCCTGCTCCTCCCCACCCTCGAGGTCCAGCAGGTCCCGTTCCCGCACCTCGTCGCCGACGGGCTGTGGGACTACGGGCTCCTTGTCGCCGCCCGCGACTCGTTCCCTCCTCCGGACTCGCCGACGTGGCACCGGTTCGACAACCAGCACGAGCGCAAGCTCGGCGGGTCCAGCGACCCGCACACCTGGCCGGTGCCGGTCGGCCAGTTCATGGCTCAGCTCGCCTCCGCCGAGGTGTGCGAGTGGATCGGCGACCTGTTCGACATCCCCAACCTGTTCGCCGACGCGTACGGCGGCGGGATGCACATGATCCCCCCGGGCGGGTTCCTCGACGTGCACGTCGACTTCAACCGGCACCCCGTCGCAGGGTTCCGTCGGATCAACCTCCTCGTGTACCTCAACGAGGGATGGCAGGCCGGCATGGGCGGCGAGCTGATGCTGCGCGAGACCCCCACCGGGCCGATCGGCCGTGACGTGATCGTCGAGCCGACGTTCGGTCGGACCGCGATCTTCGCCACGTCCGAGTCCTCGTGGCACGGCCACCCGGAGCCGACCGTCGGCTACTGGCGTCGGTCGATCGCCTGCTACTACTACAGTCCGGAACCGTCGCCGGACTACGAGGGCGGCGCTCACGACACCATCTACCCCGAGGAGTTGGCACATGCACGCTGAGGTCGAGACCTTCCTCCGTTCCAAGCTCGTCTCTCTGCTCCCGTGGAGCGCAGCCGTCGTGTGGGAGGTGGGCTCGCTGAACGTGAACGGGCAGGCCCGTGACCTCGTGCCCGAAGGCTGGGCCACGTGGGTCGGGTTCGACTACGAGTCCGGGCCCGGCGTCGACGTGCAGGGCGACGCCATCGAGACCATGCCGGCACTGACGACCGTCAACGGTCAGCCGGTCGAGGCGCCGACGATCATCGTCTCCACGGAGGCGCTCGAGCACTGCCCGAACTGGGACCCCCTGCTCGCCGTCATGTGCGACGAGCTGGCCCCCGGTGGGTTCATCGTCCTCACCTGCGCCGGCACCGGCCGGTCTCCGCACGCCGCCGACGGATCGGGCCCGCCGCACCCGGGCGAGCACTACCGGAACGTGTCGCTCGTCGAGGTCGCCCATGCGTGCGCCGCCAACGGGGTCCGCATGTACTACGGCGAGGAAGGACCTCCCGGCGACACCCGGTTCGTGGGCTGGAAGCCCGACGGGTCGTGACGACCGGCCTTGAGCACCGCGGGACCCGACCCGAACCCGGGACCCGCGGTGCTCTCGCCGTTTTCAACTGGAAGTCCCTCGACCGGCACTGGAGGCTCGTCCAGCCGCAGATCGCTCACGAGATGATCTACGGCGTCCCCGTCGGGCCGACGCTCAACATGGTCCACCCGCCGAAGCTGCTCGGCCTCCAGGTCGTCACCTCCACCGCTATGCCCCGAGACCGTGTGTACCTCGTGGCCCCCAACCTCGCCGAGCGTCTCGCCGGCAGCGCACTCTCCGATCGGCTGAACTTCGTCGGCCAGATCAACCTCTGAAAGGACCCACCCGTGAACCCCTCCGTCACCATCTGCATCCCGACGATCCCGCCCCGGTCGCGGCTCCTCAGCCGGGCCGTCACGTCCGTCGTCGGCCAGACCCGTCCGGTGCAGGCCATCGCCATCTCATCGGACACCGACCACGCAGGCGCGTGGGCGAACCGCAACGCCGCCGTCCGGATGGCCCGCACCGAGTGGCTCGGCTTCCTCGACGACGACGACGAGCTGCTCCCCTTCCACGTCGAGCTGCTCCTCGACGCAGCCCGCGCCGAAGGCGCCGACATGGTGTGGGGCTGGTTCGAGGTCGTGACCCCTCCCGGCATGAAGTCGGGCGACCCGTTCCCTCAGCACCGCGGCCGGCAGTACAACCCGGCCGACCCTCACATCGTGCCGATCACGTACCTCGTGAAGCGCGAGCTGATCTGGCAGGCCGTCGAGGAGTGCGGCGGGTTCCTCCCCGACACGATCGGTGCGTGGGAGAACCAGGACATGCCGGTGATCCAGCGCATGTGCGAGCTGGGCGGCAAGCTCCACGCCGTCAACGACATCACCTGGCTCTGGCACCATCACGGCATGGGCGAGCCCGGCCGGGTCGGCAACACCTCCGGGCTCCCCGGCCGCTGGTGACCCCGTGAGCGACGACCAGCAGCTCCCCTCCGCCGGGTGGATCGGCACCGAAGGCCAGATCGACTACACCGCCGTCACCGACATGCGCCGGCAGGTCCGTGTCGACCAGTTCGACCCTGACCGGTCGGCCATGCTCCTCGAGGGCCGCGTGCTCGGACCGGTCGCCGACGGGCTGGGCCCAGTGAAGATCGCCTCGTGGATTCCCGTCACCGCCGAGGTCCTCGAGGACTCGCCGTCCATGCTCGCGCAGGTCGAACGGGGTCTCCGTGAGGCGTTCGAGCGGCAGGCGTTCCCCTGGAAGTTCCGGGACCCGCCCGCGATCCGCTGGACCTTCGACCCGTTCCCCCGCTGGACCCGCCTGGTGGCCGTCTACCGTTCGGCGGGTGCTACCACCCGTCGGAAGGCCGCAGCGCCGCTCAGGCGCCTCTCCAGCCGCCTCACCGGAGCCGCAGACCGCATCGACCCGGCAGGCGCAGAGCCCGAACACGACGATTGGTACGACTGATGCCCGACTACACCGTCACCATCCCCACGATCGGCTACGCCGGCCAGCTCCCCGGGCTCGTCGACGCCATCGAAGCCGTCCACCCTCGAGCAGAGCTGTTCCTCCCGTGCAACGGCGACCTCGACGACCTCAACCGGGTGTGCGGGCTCCTCAACCGCACCGGGGACCCGGAACCGGTGTGGCGGCGCGGCGAGAACCTGTACGCCCTCTGGAACGAGGGGCTCAGCTTCGCCTCGAGGCTGCACCCGTCGCCGATCGCCGTGCTCCTCAACGACGACATCCGCATCCACCCCGAGACGCTGAACACGATCGTCGACTGGATGCGCGAGACCGGCGCCGGCATCGCATCGTGGAACCCGTACCAGGAACCGGAGGCGCCCGGAGACCTCTGGCCGCGCGAGGTCACCGGCACGTTCCGTCAAGGCGGCATCGCAGGGTTCGCCTTCGCTGTCCGGTGCGACATCGGCGTCCGTGCCGACCCCGGGTTCCACTGGTGGGGCGGCGACGACGACCTCGTGTGGTCCGTCCGAAAGGCCGGGTTCAAGGCGTACGTCCTCGACGGGCTCGGCGTCGAGCACGGCCACGCCGTCTCGGCGAGCGCCCGGCCGGCCGTGTACGAGCACAGCGAGCAGGACCGGCAGCGCCTCCTCGAGCGATGGGGCGAAACATGGTAGTCCAGCACGCTTGGCACCAGCCGTGGAAGGTACATACTGACGGTATGAGCACAGCAACAATCACCGACAACATCCACGACCGGCTCGCCGCACTGAGGGCCTACGGGCAAGACCTCGCCGACGCTGAGCAGGGCCACGCCGAGTGCGTCGCCGAGGCCCGCAACGAGGTCGCCCTCTACGGCGACTCCGGGCCCGGCTCGGCACTCCGCAACAGCGAGAGCGCCGCCGCACTGTCCCGGATGCGGGCCCAGTTCGACGCTCTGTTCGTCGCCTTCGTCGACGACTTCCCGGAGTACGGTCCGGCCGTCCCCGCCAGCCACAAGTTCGCTGAGGAGCCGTTCTGATGAGCACCGCCACCACCACCCCGGTCGTCGTCCGCCGCAACGCCGACGACCTCCCGTTCGTCGCCTACCACGCCGTCACCGGCAGCTCGCTCGTCACCCTCGACGACGACGCCGCCGACTCCGCCAAGTGGCTCGCCGAGCACGGCTACGAGGTGACCTCGTGGGCATGATCGTCGGCATCTACAAGGACGCCCGCCTGGGCGACTGCACGAACGGCGGCATCTCCGCCAAGGCCACCGGGCTCACCGTGGTCAACGTCGACGGCCCGTTCGAGCCGTCGGACCTGTACCCGGCAGCCATGCTGGTCGACTCCCCGTTCGGCGGCGCGATCCTCGTGCCCGCCACCCGCGACGCCGGCCACTGGGAACCCGTCGCTAGCGGCAACCGGTGCGGGCCCATGTTCGGCGGCAACATCGCCGACACCTCCGACTCCCGCTGGTGCGACGCCGTGCGCTCCCACGTCACCGGGACGCTCCGCAAGGCCGGCATCACCGACCGCATCCAGTCGATGGCGTTCTCGACCTCCGTCCGCATCCACGACCGGTTCGAGTCGTGGGAACAGTACGAGGCGATGACCCGTGGGTGACTTCTCGATCCCTCCCGAGGCCATGACGCTCGAGCAGTACCGCAAGCTCGACGAGGCCGGCAAGATCACGCACCCCGTGTCGTGGGTGCCCGGCCGCACCCGGTCCCTCGCTGAACGGCAGGACCGTCGCTCCGGGCTCCGCAACATCCGCCAGGGCGCCAAGGAAATCCTCGGCGTGTTCGACGGACCGGACCCGGGACGATGACCGCGCCCGTCCGGGTTCAGCTCAGCCGAGCAAAGGGCTGGAGGCTGCCGGCGAACACCGTCGTCGTCGCCCGCCCGTCGAAGTGGGGGAACCCCTGCCACGTCGACGCCTACCGGACGGACTACCCCGACGCAACCGACTGGAGGCTCCGCTACATGGCGACCTCCGACTTCCGTGGCATCGTCGACGGCCGCTGGCCGGAGGACTTCCCTTCGTACCCGACCGCAGACATCGGGACCCTGGCCGGCAAGAACCTGGCGTGCTGGTGCCCGCTGGACCATCCGTGCCACGCCGATGTCCTCCTCGAGTTCGCGAACCAGACCGGAGGAGGTGACACATGAACAAGCCCGGCAAGCCGTTTTGGGTGATCGGTCGCTGATCCCCGCAGCCTGAACGCACAGCATGATTGAGGGCCCCGTCTCCGGATGGGGCCCTCGTCGTCTACCTGGAGTAGACAAGCCCGCCGCCGTCACCTATACTGCCGGTAGCCCCACACCACGTGGGGCGCTCTCAAGTCCCGACAGAAAGGGGCGGCGATGCCGACCAGCCTGACCAGCGGAGCACGATCCGTGCTCCGAACCCTCCTCGCGAGGTGCACCGCAGCCGCCATGGCGGTAGCGGAGGACCCGACGCAGGACCTTCCGGAGGCGAGCGCCCGGCTCGCCCTCATCCAGGATTCGATCCGGGTGTTGCAGGTCGCTCAGCGCGACTGCCAGAACCAGGTGATTGCCCTCACCGGCACCGGGAAGATCGTCGTCCCTGTCGCCCGTGCGACCGTGGTCCTCGAGCGCACCGAGACGATCAAGCGCAGCAAGTGGCGCCACGTCGACCTCGCCAAGGCCGTCATCGCCAAGGCGTACGACCTCGGCCAGCTCACCAAGCCGGCCGACGCTGCACCGCTCATCTGCGAGATGGCGTCCATCTCCTACTGGAAGGGCGACCGGCGCCAGAACTCCGGGCTGTTCCGTCTCGGCATCGACAAGGACGACTACTGCGAAGTCGGGCGCGACGGCCACGTCCAGTTGAACGGGAGCGTGTGACCATGGCTGACCAGAACGCCGTCACCTACCGCTCCCGCGCAGCGCTCGTCAAGGCCGCGGTCCGTCCGGCCATGCCGGCACGTCTCATGATTTCCGGGCCGGCCGGCTCCGGCAAGACGTGGAGCGCTCTGACGATCGCCCGCATCCTTGTCGGCGAGGACGGGCTCATCATCGTCGTCGACACCGAAACCGAGTCCGCTCTGCTGTACGCCGACGAGCACCGGTTCTCGCACCTCCCGTGGGCGCCTCCGTACGACCCCCGGGAGTTGGCTGCCACGATCCTCGAGCTGGGCGTGGACCGGAACGTCTGCATCATCGTCGACTCGCTCACCCATTTCTGGCACGGCGAGGGCGGCACCCTCGACATCGCCGACAGCAAGTTCGGCGGCTGGAAGGAAGCGACGCCGGCCCAGGACGAGATGGTCGCCGCCATGCTCCGCTGCCGTGCGCACGTCATCGGGTGCGTCCGGGAGAAGCAGGCGTACTCCGTCACCGAGACCAACGACAACGGTCGCAAGAAGCAGATCGTCGAGAAGGTCGGGCTCCAGCCGATGCAGCGCGAGGGACTCGACTACGAGTTCAACGTCACGGTGTCGATGGACATGCACCACGGGATGTCCGTCTCCAAGACCCGCTGCCGGGTCCTGGCCGGGAAGTCCTGGCGGGCCCACTGTGAGGACGAGATGGCCGTCGCCTACCGTGACTGGCTCGCTGGTGGGCACCCGATCATCGAGCCGTCGACGATCGCCGCGCTCAAGGCGCGGGTCGCTGCGCTGCCCAACTCCATGTCGGTGCCGGCGTCCGACATCCGCCCCCGGTGCGTCGCCGACTTCAAGGAGACGTTCGGCGCCGTCGACCAGCTCCTCCAGGACGACCTCGCCGAGGCGGTGGCGCTGATCGCCACCTACGAGGAGGAAGCCGTCGAGGCCGGCTACGCCACCGCAGCCCCCGAGACGGCACCGGAGGCGGCGCCGGAAGCCGCAGAGACCCCGCCCAGTGCCCCGGAGAGCTCCGAACCGGGCCCGGAAGGTACGTCGGACCCTGCCGGCGACGAGACGCCCGTCGAGGCGCCTCCAGCCGAGCCGGAACCGACCAAGGCGCGCCGGCAGCGGTGACCCGTGGCGACGCTGTTCCAGGTGAGGTTCACCAAGGCCGAACTCGACCGTCTCGGCTGCACTCACTCGGAGCTGCTCGAGGAGGGCTGCCGTGCGTGCCACGTGTCGGCAGCCCTCCGCCGCTCGTTCATCGTCGACGAGACTCCCTGACTACCCGGACCTCCTCGAGGCGCCCGACGACTGGTACGGCATCCGCTGGTGGACCGACTGGAACCCGCCCGGCCGACGGATCGTCGAGGGCCGGTACCCGGACGGCGACACAGCGGCCAAGGCCGCACTCACCGAGCTGCTCGCTCTCGCCCAGGGCCATCCTCCGGTGGCGGCACTTGCACAGCGGGACGCCCGGGACTACAAATGACGAGCGCCGTGCGGCCCGACCAGGACACCGCACGGCGCTCAGCTCTCCCCAACAAGGAAGGAACGCAGGACATGGTACACACGATTGAGGTTCGAGGCCAGTGAGCGTCGAGTCAATCTCCGCAGCGCTGCGCCGGCTGAACATCACGCCGTCACAGAAGCTCATCCTCATCGGCATCGCCAACCACGACGGCGACGGAGGCTCGTGGCCGGGAATGGACACGCTCGCCGACTACGCCGAGGTCACCCGCCGCCAGGCGCAGAAGCTCCTCCGCCAGCTCGTCGACCTCGGACTCGTCTCCGTCGAGGAGAACGCCGGAGGGACGGCACGCACCCGCGGCGACCGTCGACCGAACCTCTACCGGCTGCATCTGGACGGGGCGTCCTCCACGACATCCCGTGACGGGGTGTCGTCCAGCGCGCCACGGGGTGTCGTCCAGCGCGCCGACGGGGTGTCCTCCACGACACCCGAACCATCCAGTAACCACCCTGAACCGTCCCCGCCTTCGGCGGTGGCGCCAGTCCTCTCGATCGACCAGGCATTCGAGGCGTTCTACGGCAAGTACCCGCGGAAGGTCGGGAAGCCCGCAGCCAAGAGGGCGTGGAAGGTCGCCATCAAGCGCGACGGCATCGACGCCATCCGGGCCGGGTTCAAGGCGTGGGTGAAGCACTGGGCTGACGACAAGATCGAGGAGCAGTTCATCCCTCACCCGGCGACGTGGCTCAACCAGGCCCGCTACAACGACCAGCCGCCCGTCGGCCAGGCCGGCGCCCGTGCCGACTGGGCAGACCAGGCAGCCGTCTCCGGCGCAGCGTTCGGGAGGGTCGGGCTGTGAGCGTCGAACGTGTGCCCCCGGCAGCGCTCGAGGCGGAGGAGTCCATGCTCGGTGCCGTGCTCATCGCCGGAGCCCGTGTGCTCAACGACGCCCGGTGGGTCCTGTCCGCTGACGACTTCTACCGGCCGGCCCACCAGCACCTCTGGACGGCGATGGTCAACCTCCACGGGCGCGGCGCCCCTGTCGACCTCGTGACGATCACGTCCGAGCTGCGCAACGTCGGGCTCCTCGAGACGATCGGCGGATCGGAGGCCCTCCATGCCTTCACCGTGTCGACGCCGGCCGTCTCGAGGTGGCAGCACTACGCCGACCTCATCGTCGTCGCCGCCACCGGCAGGCGCCTCCTCCACGCCTGCGCAGGCGCGATCGACCAGGCGTACGAGGGGAGCGACCCGTGGCAGGTTGCCGAGCTGCTCCACGGCGAACTGGACGGTCTCGCCCGCCACTCATCGATCCCGCCGATCGACCTGCGCACCGCAGAGGAGATGGCCGACCTCCCCGACGACGTGATGCCCCCGTGGGTCGTCGAGCACTGGCTCCGGCAGGGAGACCGCACGATCCTCGTCGCCGAGGAGGGCATCGGCAAGTCCGTCCTCACGCTGCAATGGGCCATGATGATCGCCCAGGGCATCAACCCGCTGTGGTCATCGCACCGGTTCCTCCCGGCGAACACACTGGTGATCGACCTGGAGAACCCGGCGTACGTGCTGCGCGAACGCGTCCGCGACCTCCGCTCGAGGATCAAGCTCTCCAACGGCGGCGAGTACCACGACGGGCTCTGCCACGTGTGGCACCGGAGGGCCGGCATCGACCTCCGCTCGAGGCGCACACAGCGCGAACTCGACGCCGTGTTCGCCGAGGTCCAGCCGTCACTCGTGGTCCTGTCGCCGCTCTACAAGGCGTTCCGTAAGAAGTCCCGGGAGGACCACGAGGACGTGGCGGCAGAGTTGCAGGCCATCCTCGACGACTTCATCGAACGGTTCGGGTTCTCGCTCGTCATCGAGCACCACGCCCCGTCTGGCTCGGCGAAGGAACGTGACCTCCGGCCGTTCGGCAGCTCGCTGTGGCTCCGCTGGCCCGAGTACGGGCTCGCCCTCATGCGGGACGGCAAGGCCCCGTCGCTCGTGAAGGTCGGCAGGTTCCGAGGCGACCGCGTGCGCAACGCCGGCTGGCCCACGTCGCTCCGCTGGGGCGCCCACTGGCCGTGGGAAGCTGCATGGGACAACCCGGCACCGTGGGCAGGTGCCGACGACCCGGAAGGACCGTTCTGATGTCACTCCTCCAGCGCACCGTCGGCGTCGCCGCGTTCGCCGCCGCGTTCGCGATCATCATCGGCGTCCCGTTCACCCACCCGGACACCCCGCCCGTCCGGCTCCTCCTCGACTTCGCCGGCCTCTACGCCGTGGCGCTCGCACTCCTCGCGCTCGCCGTGCTCGCCCTCACCCGGGGGGAGCGTCGATGACCGCCTGCGCCGTCACCGGGTGCCGTCGAGATGGCACCGTCGTCGTCCAGTTCTCGCACCCGTCACCCCCATACTGCTACTGTCCGTATCATGCCCGTCCCCACCGGGCGTTCGTAGTCACCGACCAGGAGACCACCCATGCACGAACTCCAGAACGTCCGCACGGCTCAGGCCGAGCGGACCGTTGGCACGCTCACGGCTGACGACCTCGGCCGGCGCATCTCGCTCGGCATCGTCGAAGGCCACCCGCTCGAGGGGACCCTCACGAAGATCAACCACGAGCCGAACATGCTCGCGCCCGGATCATCCACGTGGATCGGGCTCGTGTCCGCCCACGGCTGGCGGTACTACGGCCGGCACGACTCGACCCGCCCCGTCACTGTCGGAGGCCGGCCGTGATCCAGGTCAACATCGACCCCCAGCTCGGCGAAGCCGAGTGGGAACGCTGGGTGAGGTCCACCGCCGCGCTGCGCCACTGGACCCTCCAGTACCACACCCACGACTCCCGCCGATCGCCGGCCGGGTTCCCCGACTGGGTGTTCATCCACGAGGAGTGGGGCGACATCGTCATCGCCGAACTCAAGGGCCACGACACCCGGGTGGAGCGCGAGCAGCTCCGCTGGGTCAACGGGTTCCGCGACTGCGGCATCGACGCCTACATCTGGCGCCCCCGTCACGCCCAGCAGGTCGCCGAACGGTTCTGGCATCCATCCGAGCGTTGCGCTCCGGCCGGCCGTCTCCCGCACCTCACCCTCGAGGACGTGCGGCCATGACGTGCATCGTCGCTCTCGTCGACTCAGGCCGCGTGTGGATCGGCGGCGACTCAGCCGGATCGTCCGGGTGGGACCTCACGCTCCGCCGAGACCCCAAGGTGTTCGCCCGCGACGGGATGCTGTTCGGGTTCACCACCTCGTTCCGGATGGGGCAGCTCCTCCAGTACAAGCTCGAGGTCCCCGACCGGCCGGCGAAGATGCCGGCGATGACGTTCATGTGCGGCCCGTTCATCGACGCTGTCCGCACCACCTTCCAACAAGGCGGATGGGCGAAGATCGAGTCGAACCGGGAGGAGGCCGGACAGTTCATCGTCGCATTCGACCGGCACCTGTTCACCGTGTGGGGCGACTACCAGGTCGCCACCTCGCGCGACCCGTTCATGGCAGCCGGCTGCGGAGCCCCCTACACCCTCGGCTCGCTCCTCACGTCGCCCGTCGGCGCCCATCCCCGCTACCGGGTCCGCAAGGCCCTCGAGGTCGCCGCGCACTGCTCAGCGGGTGTCGCCGGCCCGTTCACCATCCTGGAGGGCTCGTGAGGACCGGAGAGCACCGGGCGAACGACCGCGACACCGCCCGCGCCGCTGCGCTCGCCAACCCCGAGGGCCGTGCCGCCGATCGGATGCGAGCGTTCGGCATCCTCTGTGCGATCTGGCCGGCCGGCCTCACCGACTTCGAGCTGGGCGCCCTCACCAACCGGCAGCAGACCTCCATCGGCAAACGCCGGTTCGAGCTGATGGAGGCCGGGTTCGTGGAGCCCATGCCACCGGAGGAAGGCGACGCCCGACGGCCGGCACCGTCCGGGTCTCCCGCAACGGTGTGGCGTGCCACGCCGGCCGGGCTCGCCGAGTACCGCTCCGCCCTCACCCCTGTCCAGGTCGCCACGATCCCCGGCGACGGCGACCCTCATCCTGCCCATGACACCCACCAACTCACGTTCGACGACATCGAGGTATAATCCCATTATGAGCCGCAACCTTGCCCGTGCCCGCCAGCTCCACACCCAGTCGATCCCGAAGGCCAAGGCCGCGCTCGACAAGGCCACCCGGGACCGGGACGCCGCCGTCGCCCAGGCCAATGCCGAGGGTCTCTCGTACCGGACCATCGCCGACGAGCTGGGCGTCTCCTCCTCCTACATCCAGGTGATCGTCCAGCGGTCCAACGGGCAGCTCCCGCCGTCCCGCCGACGCATCTGAGAAAAAGCGTCAAACATGCTTGAAGCCTCCCACCCGAGGTGTATACTGGTGGTATGAGCACAGACCACACCGCCACACTCCGCAAGATCCGGGCGCTCCTCGCCACCGCCGAGCACCCCAACACCCCGCCCGAGGAGGCCGACGCCGCCCAGGGCGTCGCCAACCGGCTGATCGCCAAGTACGCCGTCGACCGGGCGATGCTCGAGCACGGCCGTCGCGGCACCGACTCCGGCCAGGTCATCACTCGCACGATCGTCGTCGACGCCCCCTACGCCGACGTGAAGTCCCGTGTCGCCGGAGCAGCCGCCAGGGCCAACCGGGTCCGTTGCATCAGCAGGCGCACCAGCGGCGCCACGCTCCAGCTCACCCTCGTCGGGTTCGAGTCCGGCCTCGACGCGTTCGAGATGTCCTACACCTCGCTGCTCGTCCAGCTCGTCGGAGCCGCCAAGATGTGCGGCCACACCGACCGCAACTGGTCCCGCGGCATGTCGGCCGGTGCCGTCGCCTCGGAGCGCAAGTCGTTCATGCTCGGCTGGGCAGTCGAGGTCACCGCCCGGCTCCGTGAGTCCGCTGCCAACGCCGCAGCCGACGCCACCGCCGAACATGGCCCTGGCGTCGGGCTCGTCCTGGCCGACCAGGAGTCGCTCGTCGACGCCAAGGTCGCCGAGCTGTTCCCCGGCCTGACCTTCAGCCGCAGCCGCAACGCCGCCCGCGGCCCGGCGTTCAACGCCGGCCGCAACTCCGGACGGAACGCCGACATCGGCAACGTCCGCATCGCCTCCCGCGTCGCGATCGGCCGCTGACATGACCGGCGACGACATCACCTCCGCCGTCCTCGACCTCACCGCCGTCCCGGACGTGCTGCTGGACGTGGTCCAGCTCGTCAAGGTCCTCGAGGACGCCGCCACGCTCCCCGACGGGCACACCGTCGACCTCGCCGACCTCCTCGACCTCGCCGCAGGCGCGCTCGGCTGGTACGCCGGCAACGTCGTCCGACGGCCCTACGTGATGGACGTGTGCTGATGAGCGCCGGCATCCGTCTCCCGGCGCTCGAGCGCACCGTCCCGGTCGCCGCCTACTGCGCTGCGATCCGCAAGGCGAAGGCCAACCCGACCGGCACGTTCGCCCACGGGCTCACCACCTGGTGGCCGACGACGGGCGCCGACATCGTCGCCCAGTTCAGGGCGGAGATGCACGATCGGATCACCGCCCGCCGACCCGTCCAACACGCTTGACGCCCGCGCTCGGAGGTGTATACTGTGAGTATGAGCGCACTGTTCGACCCGGCGAGCCCGATCCCCTACGATCCGACTCCGCTCGCCCAAGCCATCCGGGCCATCGCCTCCGTCTGCGACGGCGCCCACGAGAACGACGGCCAGGGCTTCGACGGCCAGGACGCCAAGTTCGGGCGCCGGCTCGCCGTCATCCCCGAGGACGTGTGGTCGTCCGACATGATCGCCGACGCCTACCACATGGCCCGGAAGTACCGCAAGCAGCTCGACGGGTTCGGCATCAACGTCGACCACCTCCCCGTCCCCCCGGTCCTCGACGTCACCCGCGTCGACACCGACTTCGGGACTGCCCGCAAGTACCGTGAGGAGGCCCGGAAGCTGTCCCGGCTCGCCGCCACGACCATCACGCTGACCGGCGACCTCATCGTCCTCAACGGCCCCTACGACGCCGAGCGCGTCAACGCCTGCCGGGCCGTCCCCGGGCGCCGCTGGACCGGGAAGGTCGACACGTTCCCGCTCTCCTCCGCCCGCCCGGTCGTCGACCTCGCCGATCGGTTCGGCATCGCGATCCCCGACGAGCTGCGGATGATGGCCGGCGACCCCACGCTCGTCACGCCGACCCCGCTCCGCCAGGTCACCATCTCCGGCCCGTACCTGCACCTCCGGTTCGAGTACAACCCGGTGCTGATCCCGCTCGTCAGGAAGCTCCCCGACGCCCAGTGGATCCCGAACCCCGGGGTATGGCAGACCACGATCTGCGACGAGACGCTGGAGTTCTGCCGGACGCACGACTTCGTGCTCGACGAAGATGTCGCACGCGCCGCCGCAGCCGCAGCCGCCGAGACCGCTGCGATCGTCGAGATGTCGAAGGCCGTCGACGGTGACATCGACATCCCCGGCCTCACCCCCGGGTCGCTCCGCCCCTTCCAGCGTGCCGGCGTCCTCTACGCCCTCCGCCAGCGGCGCACGTGGATCGCCGACGAGATGGGGCTCGGCAAGACCCGTCAGGCGCTTGCTGCCGTCGAAGCCGCCGACGCCTACCCGTGCCTCGTCCTGTGCCCGGCATCGGTGAAAGAGAACTGGCTGATCGAAGCGGGCATGGTGCTCCCCGGCCGGTTCGGCGAGACCGTCTACGGCAAGCGGCCGCGATCCTTCACGTCCCAGGGCCGGTTCGACCGGACCGACATCTACGTGCTGAACTACGACCTCGTGCCCGCCCACCTCGAGGCGCTCAAGCGGGCCGGCTTCCGGTCGCTCGTCTGCGACGAGTCGCACGAGCACCTCTCGAACCCCCGCCTCGGTCGCACCAAGGCCGCGGTCGAACTGGGCCGGCAGATCGCCCTCGACGACCCCGACCGCAACCTCGTGCTGCTCCTCACCGGCACCCCCGTCCGGAACTTCGCCGACGGGCTCGTCCCCCAGCTCGACGTGATGTCCCGCCTCGAGGACTTCGGTGGCAAGGACCGGCTGGTGCGCCGGTACATCAAGGAGGCGACGACCTACGGGTTCGACGCCGAGCGCATGGTGGAGCTGCACAACCGGCTCCGTGCCACCTGCTACATCCGCCGTGAGAAGGCGGAGGTCCTCACCGAGCTGCCCCCGAAGCAGAGGGTCACGATCCCGGTCGTCCTCGACGACACCGAGCTGGCCGAGTACCACAAGGCCGAGCAGGACCTCATCGCCTACATCCGGGACCGTGCCTGGCACGCTGCGCTCGAGGCCGGCGAGAACCCGGACCGGGCAGCGATGGTCGCCGCCCTCCGCGCGCAGGCGGCGCAGCACCTCGTCGCCATCACCACCCTCAAGCAGCTCGCCGCCAAGGCCCGCATGGCGCACGCCCGTCGATGGGTCGACGAGTTCCTCGAGTCCACCGGCCGCAAGCTCCTCGTGTTCGCCTGGCACTCGAACGTCGTCGACGAGTTCGCCTCCGCCCACGGTGGGCTCCGCATCTCCGGCAAGGACCCAGTACCAGTCCGCCAGAGGGCCGTAGAGCGCTTCCAGGCGGACGACACCGCGAAGGTGATCGCTCTCCAGCTCAAGGCCGGTGGCGTCGGCCTGACGCTCACTGCGGCATCCGACGTGCTGTTCCTCGAGCAGGGCTGGACCCCTGCCACCCACAACCAGGCTGAGGACCGGACGCACCGCATCGGCCAGGACCACCACGTGACCGCCCACTACCACCTCGCCCTCGGCACGATCGACGAACGGATCTTCCGGCTCGTCGACGCCAAGCGCCGGCTGAACGCCGCGATCGAGGACGGCCGCATCCCCGAGGACTACGTCCCGGAGGACGGCGACGGCGCCGAGTCGATCCTCGGCGACCTGCTCGTCGACCTCGCGTTCGGTGACGACCCCGAGCCCGCCGCCTGCCAGCACCTCCACCGAGACGACAAGTACCCGGCCTTCTGCCTGGACTGCGCCGAGCGCGGCGACTACCGCACCGCCCACATCGAGGTCGACGGCGACTGGGTGGAAGTCCTCCCCAACACCTGACCAGGAGCCACCATGAACGACGACCGCAACCGCCCCATCCACGTCGGAGACACCGTCTACGTCGTCCACGTCGACCGCGACCGCGGCGCCGAACTGTGGATGGGGCACGGGGTGGTCGTCGGCTTCGGCCGCACCCGTGTCAACGTCAAGTTCCCCTCCCGCACCAACCCCTGCGCCGTCGGCAACGAGGCGCTCCGCATCACCAACCCCACCTGAAAGGAACCCACCCCATGTCCACCGACGACGGCGACAACACCTACTGGGTCGAGTGCGCCACCTGCCTCACCCGCTACGCCCTTCCCCACCACCTCGACGAGCCGGACACGGGCGAGCCCCGCCTGTTCCTCCTCGACTGGCGCACCCGCGACGACGGGATCGGCAGCTCCGGCCGATGGATCGGGTACCTCACCGCCGCATCGACCGGAGACGCCAGCGCGTCCTGGGCGCTCGAGGAGTACGACGAGTTCGAGTACATCGGCACGGGCCCCTCAGTGCCGTCGCTGCGCCTCGACCGGTGCGTCGACGCCTACGCCTGGCGCGTGACGCAGCGAGCCCACTGGCTCGCCGGCCGCAAGGTCTCGTCGACGTGCGAACTCGAGGACGAGCCCGACCGCTGGCTGCTCCTCCAGAAGTCGACCATCGACACGTCGACCTGGGTGTCCACCCACGCCGACTCGACGCAGCTCCGCCAGTACCTTGCAGCCGACGAGTACCCGGAGGACTGGGAGCCCGACCTGCTCATCGACCTCGACGCCGGCCGATCGTTCAGCCCCATCACCACCACCAAAGTCGACTGGGCCCCCAGCGACACCCCAACCTGAAAGGCCATCCGCATGACCACCTACGTCCGAACCGTCGCCCCGGTCGTCTGTCGACACATCGTCGACGGTGTCCCCGAACCCGCCGATGTCCCCATCGGGACCCTGTGCCTCCTCATCGGCGACGAGGAAGCAGCCGGCTCGTTCATGCTCGTCGTCGACGACCCCGGCCTCGACTTCCACGGCGACGAGTGCTGGAACGTTCCCGCCGACCTGTTCGTGGAGGTGACCCCGACATGATCCCCGCAACCACCATCGTCGAGGTCGGCCTGGCCGTCCGTAAGGACGACGACGACTCGTTCCTGTTCGCCGTCGCCGCGATCCACCACGGGCTCGTCTGGCTCCTCCCAGCCGACGACAAGTTCGCCACCCCCGACCACACCATCCACATCGAGGACCTGCGCGCCAACTGGACCGTCGTCCGTCCCGTCGACACCTCCAACTGGGCGCTGGTCTCCTCGAACGGGTCGTCGATCGGAATCCTCAACCTCGGCTACGTCGCCGACATGACACCGGACTCGGCGCTCACCGTCGCCGCCTGGCTCGTCACGCTCGCCGACCCGCTCAACGAACGGTTCCCGCAGGTCCTCGAGGCGGTGCGATCCTCATGACCGCCTCCGCCCCCGACCGCGACCGTGAGCGCGCCGAAGCTGCCGCCAGTGCCCTCACGTTGCGCTCTCGTCTGCGAGCAGCGCTCATGGACCGTGCCATCGCCATCACCGCCTCCGTCACGGCAGAGCCCGGCCCAGGCGCCCCTCGCAAGGCGCTGGGCGCGGTCGTCGCCGAGGGCGAGGCGTTGCTCGTCGCCGCCAGGCTCCTCGAAGCCTCCGATCGGCTCGACCCGAACGGAGGACGACGATGAAGTGTGAAGCAGACTTGACGGATGCAGTACCATCCGCAGGTGTGACCATCCGTCAACCACTCACCCCCGAGCAGCGGCGCCGGCTGACCCGGGCGGCGAGCCTCAAGGCCATCGCCGCAGCCCGACTCCAGAACGCCGACGCCGCGCTCGCCGAGACCGTGCGCACGGTCCACGCCGACTCCGGGGCGTCACTGGCGTCGATCGGCGAAGCCGTCGGGCTGACCAAGCAGCGGGTGGAGCAGCTCGTCCACGGGCACCGAGGCCGGCGTCGGTGACGACCTCGAAGCAGGACCTCGCGTACGGCCGGCAGGGCGGGAGCTCCCGAGGGGAGGCCCTCGCCCGTGTCCTCGCTCACCCCGCCTGCCCGGCGAACGTGACCGCCGTCGGGCTCGAGGCGTCGCAGCCGATGGTCGACGCAGCCCGCTCCAACTTCGAGGACGATCCCCGGGTGTCGATCTACCTGCACGACCCCCGCTCGTCGACCCCTTTCTGCTTCGGGGACTGCGGCACCGTGCTCGCCGTGCTGACGGTCATGTTCGTGCCCATCCAGTACCGCCTGGCCCTCCTGGATCGCTCCTACCGGGCGCTCCGACCCGGTGGGCGCCTCCTGCTCGTGGAGAAGGTCCTGGGCGCCACAGCGGCCATCGACGACGAGCTGGTCGCGGTCTACCACCAGATGAAGGCGGCGCACGGGTACACCGCCGAGCAGATCGACCGGAAGCGCCTCGCGCTCGAGGGCGTCCAGGTCCCTGTGACGGCCGGCTGGAACGAGGACACCCTGGCCCGTGCCGGCTTCCGCGAGTTCGACTGCGTCTGGCGGTGGGCCAACTTCGCCGCATGGGTGGCAGTGCGATGAGCCAGCGGGCAGCACGCACCACCGGGAACCGTCCGGGCCCGCGATCGAGGTTCACCCCGGAGACCCGTTCGCAGCTCCTCGCCGCGATCCGGGCCGGCAACTACGTGACCGTCGCCTGCCGGATGTCCGGCATCGGGGAGCGCACGTTCTACGACTGGCGGGCCCACGCCATGAGCATCCAGAAGCGGGTCGACGAGGCGGAGGAGGCCGGCAAGCGGGTCCGTCTGTCCGTCGAGGAACGCGAGTACCTCGAGTGGTGGACGGATGTCCAGCGCGCCGAGGACGAGGCCGAGGTCCGACTCGTGACCCAGTGGGCGTCCGCCGCCGCGCACGACTGGCGCGCCGCCCGAGACCTCCTCGCTCGCCGGCACCCGAACCGCTGGCGCGAGCAGACGGCCACCGAGGTCACCGGAGCTGGAGGCGGACCCATCGAGGTCGCCGATCGGCCGACGACGACAGAGGACATCGCAGACGTTCTCTCGGCGCTCGCCGAGCTGGGCGTGCAGCTCACGCCGGAGGCCACGTCCGATGACGGCAGCCCGGCTGACTGAATCGGTCGGCTCCCTCACCACAGACCAGCGGACGGCGCTCGCCCGGGCCCTCACACCCCGCCAGGCGTGCGACCACCGGTACAACCCGCACCGTCCGCACCCGAAGCAGCAGGCGTTCCTCCTCGACACGTCGACGCTCGAGGAGCTGTTCGGCGGCGCCGCAGGCGGAGGCAAGACCGACGCCCTGCTGATGGCCGGCCTCCAGTACGCGTGCGTGCCCGGGTACTCCGCCCTCCTCATGCGGCGCACGTACCCGGAGCTGGCGCGCGAGGGCGGTCTGATCGAACGGTCGATGGACTGGCTCGGCGACTCGCCGGCCGTCTACAACACGCGAGACATGCGGTGGACCTTCCCGTCCGGGGCGACGCTGTCGTTCGGCCACGCCGAGCGCGACCAGTCCCGGTGGAAGTTCCAGGGCACGAACTTCCACTTCGTCGGGTTCGACGAGCTGACCCAGTGGCGCACCGACAAGGTCTACCGGTACCTGTTCTCCCGCATCCGTCGCCCAGCCGTCGACCCCAACCTGCCGGCCTGCCCCTCGTGTGGGCTCACCGCAGCGACGGTCCCGGTCCGGATGCGTGCCGGCACGAACCCGGGCGGCAACGGCACCGAGTGGGTGTACCGCAGGTTCATCAAGGAATGGCGCCTGTGGAAAGAGGGGAAGGGCCCGGCCCCGAAGCGGCGGTTCCTCCCGTCGATGCTCGCCGACAACCCGTCACTCGACGCCGAGTCCTACATCGCGTCCCTGTCGGAGCTGGACCCCGTCACGCTCGCCCAGCTCCTCGACGGTTCGTGGGACGTGCGCGAGTCCGGTGGCATGATGCACCGCCACTGGTTCAAGCTCGTCGAGGACTGGCCGCGGGAGGCCCGGGTGCTCCGCTACTGGGACCTCGCAGCCACCGAAAAGACCGAGACGAACGACCCCGACTGGACCGTCGGAGCGAAGGTCGCTCTCCTCCACGGCCGCTGGTGGATCATCGACATCCGCCGTGTGCGAGCGAACCCCGGCGCCGTGGAGGAGCTGGTCCTCCAGACCGCGCAGCTTGACGGGCCGGGCTGCCCGATCCGCATGGAGACCGAGCCGGGCTCGTCCGGTGTGAAGGCCATCGACGACTACCGGCGCCGGGTCCTCGTCGGCTACGACTTCCAGGGCAAGCCGTCCGTCGACTCGAAGGTCGAACGGGCCCGCCCGCTCGCCGCAGCCGGCTACGCCCGCAACGTCGAAATCCTCGACCGGCCCTGGGCCGAGGACCTCCTCGACGAGCTGGAGATGTTCCCGGACGTGGACCACGACGACCAGGTCGACGCCGTCTCCGGAGCGATGGCAGAACTGGCCGGGCTCGGCTCCCCCCGACGTGGTGGACTCCGCTCGTGACGCACACGACGAAGCAGGTGTCCTGGTCGCTCCAGTGCGAGGGCAAGGTCCCTCACCCGGACCGCCGATCGGCGCGCCGCTCGAGGAACGCCACCCGTGGCGGAGCCGGCCACCTGACGATCTACCCGTGCCCGTGGTGCGGGTACTTCCACATCGGGCACGGCTGGTCCGACCCGTATGTGCTCGAGCTGGAGGAACGGGCCCGGCTCCGCCTCGAGGCCGAACGGGCCCAGGCCGACATCGAGGAGGCCATCGCCAGGGCCCTCCACCTGGACCCGGAAGCCGCCCGAGAAATCCTCGAAAGGTTGTCCAATCCGCTTGACGGCTGACGCCGGAGGTGTATACTGGTGGTATGAGCACAGCCACCACCAAGATACCTGGACACCAATCGATCTTGCAACAGAGCTACCCAGTCGGTACAGTGATCGGCAGAACGAGAGGAGGCTCCCCATGGAGAACAAGGCAATGACGCTTCGCTTGCCCGCTGAGCAGGCTGAGGCACTGGAGAAGGTTGCTGAGGTTGACGGCGTGTCCGTGACCGAAGCCATCCGTGAGGCCATCGAGCAGCACATCTCGTCGCGCGCCGCTGACAAGGAGTTCCGTGCCCGCCTCGCGGCGTCGATGGAGCGACACCAGCGGATCCTCGATCGGCTTTCGAAGGCCTGACCCAGGTGGATGTGGAGTACCTCGGTCTCGGTGACTACCTCGTGATTGCGGCAAGCGTCCTTGGTATCGAGCCCGAGGTACTCGCCAAGGCGTCCAACCTCATCGCTGGCGACTCGGCCCTCAATGCCCCCGCAGCATCGTTCGGCGGGGTCGAGTTCTACCCCGACTTCACCACCAAGGTGGCGATCCTCGGATACCGACTCGCTCGTAATCACGCTCTGCCCGACGGCAACAAGCGCACCGCGCTGCCTCCATCCTCGACCGCTACATCGACACCCAGCCCCGGACGGACCACAGCGTCCTGCTGGCGCTCGCCGCCCGAGACGAAGCCCCACGCCCAGAGAGGACCCCGACATGACCGACACCTCAACCCCCGAGCTGGCCGAGGCCCCTGCGCCGACCGAGCAGATGGTCTACTGCGGCACCCGGTACGACGACGGCGTCCTGAGCTACCGGTTCCTCGACGGCGCCGGCAACCCGGCCCGCTTCACGCCGAAGCGCGCCCCGCAGCTCGTCATCGGTCGCACCTACGAGGTGCCCCGCCCGACCCCGGACACCTACCGGCTCGGCGGAGCCGTGTACGTCCCCAACGCTGCCGCCCACCCGTTGACGGACGCGTGGCGGCTGACCGACCGGTCAGCGCGCGATCGACTCGCCGCCGACCGCATCCACAAGAGGCTCGTCGCCGAGAACGGCGACATCGGGAACCTCACGCTCGACGAGGTCGCCCGGCTCTACACCAACAGCCGCAGCCAGGACCGGCCGGCGATCATCACGGCCGTCCTGCGCCACACCCAAGGAGGGTTCCGATGACCGACACCTACTCTCGCGACCGGGCGAACGCCGCCCTGCTGTTCGGGTACCTCTCGGAGGCCGGCGTCACGCCGCTCGAGGCGGCAGCGCTCACACCGGCCGACCTCGTCACCCGCACCCGGGCGCTCCACCTGAGCGTCACCGACCTGGTCGCCGCCTGGCCGGCCACGCTCGAGATGCTCGCCGGCAACCCCGTCCCCGACTACGACTTCACCCAGCCCGACGACCCGTTCGACGGGCTGAACGGCGGGCCCATCACCCAGGGCCCCCGAGCCGGCGACGTGGTCGAGCTGGCCGACGGCCGGCGAGGAGTCATCGACGGCGGCGACCACTACGGGCCCGGGTTCCTCATGGTCGTCCTCGGCGCCTCAGCGCACCGCTCGCCGACCTCCGGCCACGTCTCCGTCTCCGGAGGCCCATGCCCGTTTAGGGTCCGGCTCTGGCGCAAACTCCCGCGACTCCCTGCACTCCCGCGCGAGCGACCTCGACGACTCGGGGTTG